GAACATCGCCACCACCTACGTCGAGGCGTCCGAGCCGGCCCTGGCGGTCCATTTCGCCGAGCAGGCGCTGGCGATCGACCCAACGCACACGGGCGCGGCGATCACGCAGGGCTTCGGACGGCTCGCCCTGGGCGACTGGGCGCAGGGCTGGAAAGGCTATGCCCAGGCCCTGGGCGGCCCGCACAGGAAGCAGATGGACTACGGCCTACCCGAGTGGCAGGGAGAGCCCGGCTGCCGCGTGCTGGTCTACGGCGAGCAGGGGCTGGGCGACGAGGTGATGTATGCCTCGTGCCTGCCGGACCTGCTGGCGATCTCGGAGCGCGTCGCGCTCGACTGCGACAAGCGGCTGCAGACGCTGCTGGCCCGGTCGTTCCCGGCCGTGGAGGTGCACGGCACCCGACACGAGCAGGTGAACACCTGGTGCGACCCGATGGTCTGGACGCACCAGTGCCCGATCGGTCGGCTGCCGGAGATCTTCCGGCACGACTGGCGCGACTGCCCCGGCACGCCCTATCTCGCCGCGAACCCCGAGTTCCTGGTGATGTACGACGCCCTGCAGGCGCTGTGGGCCGACGACAGGCCGCGCATCGGTCTGGCCTGGTCGGGCGGGCTGGCGTCGACCGGCGGCCAGCGGCGCGAGATGGGCATCGAGGCGTGGCGGCCGTTCATCGAGGCGCATTCGGAATACGCGTTCTTCTCGCTGCAGTACCGCGACGACGCCGCCGAGCAGATCAAGGCGTCGGGCCTGCCGGTGAAGCACTTCCAGGCTGCTGTCGGCCGCGGCGCGGCGGTGGACCACACCGCCGCCTACCTGGCGCACATGGATCTCGTCCTGGGGCCACCCACGACCGTGCATCACCTGGCCGGGGCGCTCGGCGTGCCGTCGGTGACGCTGGTGCCGGCCCTGCACGGCTGGATGTTCGGCGCCTACCAGGGCGAGCAGTTCGCGTGGTTCAAGAGCTGCCGGCTCTTCCGGCAGCGTCAGGGCGAGGCGTGGATCGACACCGTACGGAGGTTTCGCGATGAACCAGTCGTTCGAGCTCTTCGGCGTCGTTCTGAAGCGCCGCCTCGACTCGCAGCGTGACGGGCAGGAGTTCGATGCGAGCTACCAGGGCGTCCAGAGGCTGATCTTCGTCGCCAGCGCCGATAGTTTGCGGATGGGCGAGCGCGAAGCGCTGAAGGACGCCATTGTCAAGTTCAAGGAAGAGTGCAAATGCTGAATGTCTTCATCGGTGCCGATTCCCGCCAGCCGCTGGCCTACAACGTGCTGCAGTACTCGATCGTGTCGCGGTCGAGTCAGCCCGTGGCGATCACACCGCTGATCATCGATCAGCTGCCGATCACCCGCCGCGGCCTCACGGAGTTCACGTACAGCCGGTTCCTGGTGCCGTGGCTGTGCGACTTCAAGGGGACCGCGCTCTTTCTGGATGCCGACATGGTGGTCGACGGTGACATCGCGGAGTTGTTCGAGTGCGCGTCGCCGGCTGCGGGCGCGGTACAGGTAGCCAAGGATCAGCCGGCCTTCGAGTGGCCGAGCGCGATGCTCTTCAATTGCGCGCTGTGCCGTGTGCTGACGCCCGACTACGTCGAGAACCAGGCCAACAAGCTGCTGGATCTGGCCTGGGGCGAGGTCGGCGAGTTCCCGGCCGAGTGGAACCGCTGCATCCCGTATTCGGAGAGCACAGGACCGGCCAAGCTCTACCACTTCACGCAAGGTATTCCGTGCTGGCCAGAGACGGCTGGCCGCGATGAAGACCAGGTGTGGCACGAAGCCCACCAGGCGATGAACAACACCGTCGAGTGGCACGAGCTGATGGGCCGTTCGGTTCACGCGCAGCCGACGCTCGAACGCTTCCTTGCCCGGCGGTACGGTCTGACGATGGAGCCGGCCTGATGGCGGTCAGCTTCAACACCTATGTCGGTCTGAAGACGGCCGCGCTGTCGCGCTATCCGCGTGGCGACCTGTCGGCTGACATGGACGACTTCATTGCTGCGGCCGAGGCCGAGTTCAACCGTGTACTGCGCCTGCCGCAGATGATGGTGACGAACCAGGCACTCGCGGCCTCCTCGCGCTTCACGAACCTGCCGGGCGGGTTCCTGGAGATGCAGCGGGTGCAGTTGAACATCGGCGGTCGACGCACGCGACTCGGCTTCATCGGCGAGGAGTACGCGCCGAAGGTCACCGACGGATCGACCGGCACGCCGAGATTCTGGGCGGTGATCGGCGCGCAGCTGGAGTTGCTGCCGGCGCCGGGCGCATCGATCAGCCTGGACATCTCGTACTGGGCGGAGATCACGACGATTACCGGCGGATCGGCGAACTTCCTGTTGACGAGCCACCCGGATCTGTACCTGTATCGGACGCTGCTCGAGGCGGCCATTGCGCGCGGCGATGACAAGCGGATCGCGCGGTACACGCCGTTCTACACGAACGCGCTCACGGCCGTTCAGCGCTCTGGCAAGCGCCTGCGCTACGGCCGCGCCCCTGCAGTGAGGGCGGCATGACTGAGGTCGAACTGATCGGGTTCGCCCCGGATGTGGAGCCGACCGTCAAGGGCGTGATGGTCGACTGCAACGGGCTCATCCCGAGCGACAAGGGATTCCGAGCTCTGCCGGGGCGGCGTCGCATCGACAATCAGGCAAACGCGAATATCTCCGTTTTCCCGGATGCGGAGATCGTGGGCGCCGGCGCTTTCAGGTACGGCAACACCTTGCAGGTATTCGCCGGCACCCGGCAGAAGATCTGGGGGTTGCGGTACTACGGGAATACCACGGCGACCTCGGTGTATCGCAACTGGGAAGACCTGTCGCAGCCGGGCGGTTACACCGCCTTCGTGCCCCCTTCCTGGCACTTCGAGGGCTTCGGTGACTACGTCGTGGCCGCCGCTGGCAATGTCATCCATGGCCAGGTGTCGCACACGCTGCAGGTGCTGCCGATCCAGGGCACGGCCTTTGCGCCCATCGCGGGTGCGCCGAAAGCATGCATCGTCGTGTCGGTCAATCGGTTTCTGGTAGCGCTCAATATCGATGGTTACGGTCCGGGGGACGGGTGGAAGTGCTGCGCGCGCGACAACCACACGGATTGGGCGCTGTCGGCCGCCACCAATTGTGCTCAAGGCAGGCTGGTCGATGTGCCAGGCAGCATCACGGCGGGCATCGCATTCGACGATGACCTGCTGGTTTTCAAGGAGCAGACCTTCTATCTGGGTCGGTACGTCGGTGCGCCGGAGGTGTGGGCGTTCGACAAGCAGCCGTTCGGCGTCGGATGCGTGGGCCCGAAGGCGGTGACAAAGGACGCGGTCGGCAAGGTCTATTTCCTCGCTACCGATGACCTCTACGTTTTCGACGGAGCGACGTGTCGGCCCCTGATGAGCGGTCGCATCAAGCGCTGGTGGCTGAACGAGGTCAACCCGGCGGGCATAAACACCGAAACGCAGGTTGTCTATGACGCCGTGCGCGACTTGGTTTGGATCGTCTGCCGCACCACACTGCAGGGTGACACGATGCTGTCGTACCACCTGCGCACCGGGCGGTGGGGCCGCGTGCAGTCAAGCATCAGAACGTGGGATCTGATGTTTCCGATCCCCGTCGACTACTCGGACAACTACGTGGGGTTTTTCTGCTCTCCAGGGGACACGACGCTGGGGTTGTTCGACACCAGTCGTCGAATGCACGTGCTCGCAGGCGCGTACGGATCGGCCACGGGTATTCCGCAGCCTACCTTCACGACGGGCGACTTCGGCGACATCTCTGCGGCGACTGAACTGCGCGCGGCGCGAGTGAAGTTCACGACGGCACCATCGGTATCGACCTGCACGCCGATGCACCGTGCCGCGCTGGATGCGACGTTGACGACCGCGGCGGCGGTGGCGCGCCAGCCCGGAACCGGGCGCTATGACCTCTGGCAGATCGATCGCTGGCATCGCCTGCAGTTCGACCTGGGCGGCGACTGTGAGTTCTCGGGCTATGCGGTCGATGCGGACGCAGTGGATGAGCAATGAAGCTCGCCACCGTCCGCCTGCCGAAGAACGCGATCACACCGTTCGATCGCGATCTGCTGGTCGCGCTCACGCGCCAGCTCGAGGACATCGTCCGGCAGATCAACGCGATGAGCGATGGCGTCTTCGTGTCGATCGGCCGGGTGGCCACCGAGGCGCCGACCGAGCCCGGATCACCGGGCGACTTCGTGAAGAACGCCGCGCGCACCGTGGTCGGCATGCCGGGCGCTCGATACATCGTCGATGGCTGGGAGTACACGGCTACCGACGGATGGGAGCAGCGCATCTTTTTCACAGGGAACTGAGATGACGATCGAGGAATACCTGCAGAGCCTGACGGGCCAGCGGCTGACGCTGGAGCAACTGCGGGCGCTCAGCCAGGGCGGGTTGCTGCAGGGCGGCGACTTCATGGGTCGCAATGTCGGCGATCTGGCGAGCAGCGGCCCAGGCCTGCCAGAGGAATGGGCGGCGCAGGCGTATCAGCAGCTCGACCCGAACGGCGCGCCGACGCTGCGCGACGGCTGGGTATCAGATGTCAACGGCAACCCGCAGAAGGTTTTGACGGCTGCGGACGTGCAGGCGCAGAACCTGCGGCTGGCGGCGGGCGACTACGGTCCCGGCGGCGCGTATGGCGCGCAGAACTACGGTCTGACGGCCAATGACGACGGCACCTACACGCTGGGTGATGGATCGTTTCAGGATTTCGGCGGCAATCATCAGATCGGGGGAACCTTCTTCGACCGGTACGCCCCGCTCATCGCGGGCGGGCTCATTACCGGCGGGGCGATGGGTCTGTTCGGCGCCGGCGGCGCTCCGGCCGCGGGTGCGCTCGGCATGGGCGCCGACGGCATGGGCGCGATGTCGCTCGGTGCCAGTGGCACAGGGGCCGCCGGTGCCACGGGTGCGGCCAGTTTCATGGACACGGGGCTGTCTGGCGCGGAGCTCGGCGGCAGCCTCGAGCAGCAGCTTGCGGGCGAGTTGGCCGCAGGCGGGGCGTCGTCCGGTTCCTCGTGGCTGCAGTCGCTGGGCAGCGGCCTCGGTTCTCTGGCCAGCGCAGTCCCCGCGAACGCATGGGCTCCGCTGATCGGTGCCGGTGTCGGTGCGCTGGCCGGCGGTCAGGACAGCACCACGACCAACAGCACACAGGTCGATCCGGCACTGGCTGCCTACATGCAGCAGTACCGCGACCTGGCCGCGCAGACCTCCGCCATTCCGTTCGAGGGGTACACCGATCCACGCGTGGCAGGGCTCACGGACGCCCAGCGGGCCGCGGGCGGCGCGCTGCAGGGTCAGGTCGACAACATCCCGGCGCTGCGCGAGCAGATCGGCGGGCTGGTTGGCCAGGGCACGACGAATCTGTCGGCCGCGCAGAACACGGAGATGGATCAGATCCGCGCGATGCTGGGCGATCTCACGCAGGCGCGCACCGCGACCGCGAACCCGTACGCGGACATGAACAATCCGTACCTGCAGGGGGCGATCGCGGCGTCCAACCGCGGCCTGGCTGACAGCTACAACACGCTGGTGGCGCCCAAGTACAGCCAAGGGTCGTCATTCGGTAACAGCGGCCTGGCCGAGTACGAGGCACTCGATCGCGCGAACCTCGCTCGGCAGATGTCGGACAACTCGAACACGCTGAGCTACCAGGGCTTCAACCTCGGCGCGCAGCTCGCGGAGAGCGGCGCCTCGCGGCAGGACGCGATCAACAACCTGCTGTCGCAGCTCGGCCTGCAGGGTGCGCAGGTGCTGGGTCAGCTCGGCGAGTCGCAGGCCGGCCGGGCCGACCAGATGGCCACCGGCAACGCCACCCGGCAGCTGCAGGGGGCACAGATCCTCGGCAACAGCGAGCAGCAGTACGCCGCGCTCATCAACAACCTGCTGGGGTACGGCAACCAGGAACAGGCGACCAACCAGGCGGGGCTGGACGCGCAGTACGAAGAGTTCATGCGGCGCATCGGCTATCCGGCGCAGCAACTCGGGATCTTCGGCCAGGGCCTGGCAGCGAATCCGGGCAGCACGTCGACTAGCACCACGCCCGGGAACACCTGGACCGGTGCCGCCGGCGGCGCGCTGCTGGGGGCGCAGGTGCAGCGGCTGCTGAATCAGCCGGCGGGATCCACGCAGCAGCAGGTGATCAGCTCGCCGCAGATGTCGACGATGAGCGGTTCGCTCGATCTCACGAACCCGAAGAAGCTCTTCGGACAGACCGTTGTGGGGCAATGACATGCCGGGCATCATGGATTACCTGCAGGGCGCCCCGCTCTCCTCCGATCCGGACAGGGCGAATGCGGCCGACGGTGCGCTGTGGTCGCTGGCTGCGGGCCTCATCGGCGGCCGCGGTGCTGCGGGCCCGATCATCGGCAACGCGGTGCAGGGCGCCATGGGCACGTACCAGGGGCTGCTGGGCGATGCGCTGAAGCGCCGGTACGTGCAGTCGCAGATCGCCGAGAACGCGAGCCAGGCCGAGGCGCGCAAGCAACAGATCGCGCAGGCGCAACGACAGATGGACATGCAGTCGCAGTTCCTGCGGATGCTGGGTGTGCCTGACGGGGCGACGCCGCCGGGAGGAGGGGTGGCAGTCGATCGTCCTGCGACCGCCGGCCAGCCCCGGCCGGAACCGCTCGGCCCGGCGACGGGCGGCGGCTCGCGCTTTCCGGGCGTGCCGAATGACGCGGCGGTCGCAGACGTCATCTTCAACAAGGGCCAGGGGCTGGGCGGTCTGATCGCCAAGGGCGCCGAGCCGAAGCTCGAAGTCCACGGAGGCGAGGTGCGAGACATGCGCACCCTGCAGCCCGGCACGCTGGTCGACCAGATCGACCGCCAGGGCCGCGTCATTCGCGGTGTGCGCATGCCTGACGGCAGCGTCTCCTACCAGCCGGCGCCGGGATCGCTGCAGACCTACGGCGCATTCGAGGGCGCGAATGCACGAGCGGGTGCCGACTACCGCACGCAGGACGTGACGCTGCCCGATGGGCGCACGGTGCGGATGACCGAAGCGCAGATCGCGGACATGGCGCGACGAGGCAGCGGAACACCCCCTGCGGCCGGCCAGAACGCGCCAGGATCGACGATCGTGCCCTCGGTGGCATCAACCCCCATGCAGCCGATGCCGCCCGATCTGGAGGCGCAATTCCGGGCTGCGATGTCGGACGCCGGCAGCACCGATCCGAACACGCGGCTCAAGGGCATGTCCGCGGCCCACAACATCGCCGCCCGTGCACGTTCGATGGGGTATTCGCTGCCGGGCGATACCGGCGCGCCGCCGCAGGTGCCGCGCGACCAGCAGACGCCGCGCGGGCCGGCACTGCCCGGCGTCGAGGTGCAGTCGCCGGCGGCGGCTGAACGGGCCAAGACGACCGCCACCGGCCAGGCGAACCGGTTCGTGGACCTGGAGAAAAGCATTGCCGCCGCCGGCACCCAGGCAACGTCGATGGTCTCCAAGATCCAGCGTGCGCGACAGCTCTTCGAGGGGCTGGACGGCGGAACGCTCACGCCCATCGCAGCCGAGTTCGCCAGCGCGGCCGCATCGCTCGGCGTGAAGGTCAACTCGAAGTGGGACAACGCTCAGGCGGCCGCGGCCCTCTCGGAGGGGATGGCCATGCAGTTCCGGCCATCGAATTCCGGCGCCGTGTCCGATGCTGACCTCGCGTCGTTCCAGAAGCAGGTGCCGACGCTCGCGAAGACCCCGCAGGGTCGCGCGCAGATCATGCGCACACTGGAGGTGTTCGCGCAGCGTGACCAGAAGGTCGCCGAGATGGCGCGCCAGTACAGGATGCTGCCCGGCAAGGGGGCGCTCGATGACGAGTGGGAACAGCGTCTGGCTGACTGGACGCGTCGCAACCCGCTGCAGTTCTGACCATGGCGACGATCGACGACATCTTCGCGGACCTGCCGGGCGCACGTGAGGCGCCGGCGGCGCCGCGCACGATCGACCAGATCTTCGCCGACGACCCGCGCGAACTGCGCCACGGCGAGAGCCGACGCAACGCTCAGGGCGTGCTGGAGATCGGCGTCGGCGGCACGGCCGAGCAGCCGCCTGCTCAGGCGCCGCA